TACCGTATATGTACAAAGATAAATTAGTGGGTTATACTTCACGATTCTTGGATGATAGACACCCAAAGTATCTTAATGAACAACAGCCTGGTTATATATTTGGGTTGGATTTTCAACGACCTGAATGGAATATAGCAATAGTTGTCGAGGGAGTATTTGATGCTATAAGTATAGACGGTATTGCTGTATTACATAATGAGATTAGTGAAGTGCAAGCAATGCAGTTAAAACGATTAGGAAAAGAGATTATAGTAGTACCAGACCAAGATAAAGCAGGGTTGAAATTAATAGACCAAGCATTGGATAATAGTTTTAGTGTTAGTATTCCATTATGGGATCAAGGCATTAAAGATGTAAATGATGCGGTTATTGAGTATGGTAAATTGGGAACATTGATGTATATAATGAAGTATAGGAAAACAAGTAGTATTAAGATAAAATTAGCAAAAAAGGCATTACAGAAACGAATCAATGAAAGAGTATAACAAAGAAATCCAAAAACTTTTTTTGGAAATGATGATGAATAATGCGGAGAGTTATGTGCGTGTTCAGAACATCTATAATGTAGCTAATTTTGATTTATCGTTGCAACCAGCTGCACAGATGATTGCCGAACACACTGATCAGTATAGCACAATGCCTGAACGAAAACAGTTGAAAGTAACTACTGGTATTGATCTACTGCCTATTGATGACTTGAATGATGGTCATTATGAGTGGTTTATGGAGGAGTTTGAAAGTTTTACCCGCAGGCAGGAATTAGAACGTGCTATTCTTGAAAGTGTTGATTTGCTAGAAAAGGGCGACTATGATCCAGTTGAGAAACTAATAAAGGATGCAGTGCAAATCAGTTTGACAAGAGATATGGGAACTGACTATTTTGATGATCCCAGGGCACGATTGGAAGCTATTAAATCTAATAACGGGCAGATAAGCACAGGATGGCCAACATTAGATAAAAAGTTGTACGGGGGATTTAATAAAGGAGAGCTGGAAATATTTGCCGGTGGGTCTGGGAGTGGAAAATCGCTGTTTATGCAGAACTTAATGGTTAATTGGGTTCAGAAAGGGTTAAATTGCGCATTTATCACATTAGAGTTGAGTGAGGATCTGTGTAGTATGCGGATGGATGCTATGATGACTGATACTCCATCGAAAAATATATTCAAAGACATTGGTAATGTTGAACTGAAAGTGAAAATGTTAGCGAAGCAATCAGGTGAATTAAGAATTAAATACATGTCAGCACAAAGTACGGTCAATGATGTTCGTGCATATGTCAAGGAACTGGAAGTACAAACCGGAATAAAGATTGATGCTATGTGTATTGATTACCTTGATCTGTTAATGCCAGTCACTGCTAAGGTAAGTCCTAGTGATTTGTTTGTCAAGGATAAATATGTTAGTGAAGAGATTCGCAATTTGGGAAAAGAATTGGGTATTATTATGGTTACGGCATCCCAGTTAAATCGTTGCCTTGCATTGGATACTATAGTTAAGCATGAACAAAAAGGTAATATACAAATACAAAATGTTAAGGTTGGCGATAAGATTAAGAATGCGACGGGGTATGTAACAGTTGGTAATATTTATGATATATCTGAACAAGAAGTGTACCGAATCACTACTGCATCTGGTAAAGTAATAGAGTGTTCTGCCAAACATAAATTCCCGACAAACAATGGATTAAAGGAGATAAACAATGGATTACAAGTCGGAGATAACTTATTGGTTGAAAAGATATAAAGGTAGCTACAGGGGATTGTATCATAATATTAAAAGGGAATCCCCGGAGTTTTTTCAATATGTAATGAATATGCCAATGGGAGTCACTTTTGCGGAGAAGCTATACCTTGTATTGCATAGTCGTAAGAAACCCTTGTGTAAACATTGTGGAGTTAATGAACTTGAATTCTTAGATATTCACCGAGGATACCGTGATTTTTGCAGTAGGAAATGCACTGCTAATTCGAAACAACGCAATGCAAAGCGTGCTGAGACTTGTTTGCATAGGTACGGAGAACAGCATTATTCAAAAACTGCTGATTACAAAGATCAATTCAAAGCAACTTGCATGGCGAGGTATGGGGTAGAAAACCCAGGACAAATAAAGGAAAATATTAAGACTAGGGCGCAGTCAAAAAAGAGAACATTTTTTGATAGGCTAGTTAATGAAGTTGCTGATAGGTCTATTCCAGAGTTTACATTTGTTGAATACAATGAAGTTAGGGAAGTGAAAAATTGGAAGTGTATGGGTTGCGATGGAGTATTCAAGAGTAATGTTTTTAATAAGTTACCATTGTGTCCGAAATGCCACCCAACAGCTAATTATGGTGGACAAAGCACAGTGGAAAAAGATATAATCGCATATATAAGAACAATCTACAATGGTGAGATCGTGGAGAACACTAGGGATATAATATCACCTAAAGAAATTGACATTTATTTACCAGCTATTAAGTTGGGAATTGAGGTATGTGGTGTATACTGGCATAGTGATCTTCGTAATCCAGATATATATTATCATCAGAATAAGTTTATTCAATGCCAAGAACAAAATATAACATTATTGACTATATTAGATTACGAGTGGTTTAAAAAGCACGATCAATGTAAAAATATGTTATTATATAGACTGTCAGACACGAATGAGCGTATTGGTGCAAGAAAGTGTGTTATAAAGCGCATATCTGCAAAGGAGGCACGTCCTTTTGTTGATAGCATACATATTCAGGGATTTAGACCAGCCACCTGTCATTATGGTATGTTTTACAACGATGCATTGGTGTCTTATATGTCTATTAGCAAGGATAGATTCGCAAAGACTGAGTTTAATGAGATAGTTAGGTTTTGTTCTAAGCATAATGTAGTTGGTGCGTTTTCTAAATTTGTTAGTAGAGTTAAGCAGGATTTTGGTACTGAAATTAAGTCTTATGTTGATCTTAGATGGGGAAATGGTAAAAGTTACGATCTGAACGGATTTAAGTTAGTGGATATATCTAAGCCTGGTTATTGGTATTATGTTGATGGGGTAATGTATCACAGATTATCCTTTACAAAGAAGAAGTTAATAAAAGAAGGTTATAGCAAAGATAGTACAGAATTTGAAATAATGAATAAAAGGGGTGCATTGCGCTTCTGGGATTGCGGAGTAAAAAAATATGAATTACAATGATGAAATAGTTAGTATAGAGTATATTGGTGTTAGGAAGACAATTGATATAGATGTTGAATCAAAAGATCATTTGTTTTATGCAAATGGAATATTAACGCATAATTCAGCGGTTGATGAAACAGACTTTGATCACAGCCACATATCGGGTGGTATATCAAAAATTAATACTGCTGATAATGTATTTGGGATTTTGACAAACAATATGATGCGAGAACGTGGGAAATACCAACTGCAATTGATGAAAACCCGATCTAGTGCTGGTGTAGGACAGAAAATTGAACTTGATTTTGATATAAATTCCCTTCGGATTACTGATGCCGGTGATACATATACTGCCAATTCCCCAACATCTAACGAAATTATGCAGAATTTAAAGACAACTACTAGTGTAAACTCGGACGGAACTGTTCAGACTAGTAGCACAGGTAGGGTATCAGGCAGTATAGATTCCTCTAAAGTTAAAGGCTTACTTGCTAAGATAAAGAACTAAATATCATAATGGAGTCACGCACTAAAGGTATACTAGAAGAGATCATGTCAATTGATATAGAACATGATAAAAAACATATTATTAGAACTAGGGCAGATAACATCATTGAAAGTGCTATCCGAATTATAGAATTAATGGAAGATGCTTACCCCGAAGACCAAGCTGGGGATCTAATCAGAAAAATGCTTAATTCTATTAGAACCAAGGATGTGCGTAAGTTTCAGAGAAGTCTTCAGCGAGTTAATGAGAATTAGTGTGTTTAATGATAAAATTTCAAATGATATTGATCGAATTAAGCAAAAGATATTAAGTCCAGCGACAACCGATGCATCCATATTGGCTTTTGTGTCATCACTTCCTTCTATTAGAAAAATATCCAATTCATATGTTGATTCGTGGAAGGGTAAATACAACGAATTAAAATCACAATACGGTGATGTGCTATCAGATTCTATCTTAGCAATGGAATTGGCATCAATGTTGAATATACAAGAAGCCGATCCCAATATTAGAAAACAAATCCAAGATTTCGTTGACTTGGGAAATATATTGAATAACCAACTAGCTAGAACTAAAATGACTAAAATTATAGCAACATATACTATTAGTCAAGTAACCGAATCAATACCACCAGACGAAGATGTCATTGACTATGGTGGGATATCTGGACCAATGACAACTGGATCAACCCATCCAGTGAGAATAGTAACACATCAGCATAAGAATAGATGGGTTAAATTCAATGATGTTTGGTATTGGGATAAAGATATGGACTTCACATTGGATGTTGAAGTAGAAGAACCTAGCCATATAAGCAATTTAGATAACAACAGAACCGCTAAATCCACCTATATGACATTATATAGAATAAGTCCTATAACATTGGGGAGGGTTAATAAGCAGAAAGTTAGTAAGATGGTTAATAAAGCAATACAGCAAGAATCTAAATATGCATTCATTGATAATTTGGAAGAATCAAGGACATTTAAGCGATTGTCTTTGGTCAGAGGCATGAGTGTTGATGATATCGCTATAAAGGCATTGAATTTCTTATTAGCACTAAAGGTAGTGTATCACGAGGACAAAAAGCAAGCCGCAAGATATGCACAGCAGTTAGTTAACCAACAGAGTTATAGTGGGTTTAAGACTAGCCAACCTGATTTATATAATGTTTTAGTGTTGGTATTCAAACAAGATCAGTATTCAGATTTGGTAAAAGGATCGGATATAACATTGCCTGAATTGCGAATTAAACGGAATTTAAGGATTATGGCATCTGGCAAAGTAGATGAGCGGGATTACAATGAGATGCTGATTATGATGTTGCGAAGATTAAAAGGAGTGGAAAGCATTCATTGGCGCATTCGGCGAAGGATCGCTGATTATTCTGATATGAATTCACATGACAAGGAACAATTGATGCGGTATTTAATGATATTAATGCGAAAAGGCGAACAGGTATACCCCGATTTATACATTGTAATTGAGAGGATTGCGCAAAAATTAAGAATGAGGGCATAGCTTTTTTGCTAAAAAGGATAAATAAAAGTAACGGCGAAAGCCACATAAAATAGATTTAGGAGAATTATTATGCCAGCAGTAACTAAAGTTCATGGAAATCATGGTGCATTTGAGGCAATCGGTCGCGATATTGCGATTTCAACATTCAGCAAAACGGATATGACACAAGCAGAATTAAATTCAGTTTGTCAGTTTATTCAAACTACAAATTCAATCACCGCAGTCGGTGCATTTGAAGCAGGAGTAACAGATGTTGTTACTATCATCACAGAAGGTCCAGCAATCGGTGCAGGTTCTAATTTTGGTAGTGTAACAGGTGTAACCTCGGCTGCACTAGCTAACTACTAAGATATAATTTAGTATTGAAAAAGCCTAGTTTTTTAACTAGGCTTTTTTTATGGCTTAAATATCAACATGACCAAAATATATGAAAGTCCTGATGGTGGTAAAACTGTGTATGAAAGAGAAATGGGTGCGACAAAAAGAACATTAATACAAAGTCCAGTATTTCTGTGGAATGAGTATATGGAGGCACATGATTGGGATGATATTGCAGAAGACCCCAATATACAGAGTGTATTAGAAAGACTAAAAACAGTAGTTGCATTATGCAAAGAATAAAAGCCTACACATTAATTGATATTACCAGTACTGGTGTAATAAGAAACTTTAAGAAAGATTTATTGTATACTGATAACACAGGCAATGTGATTGATACCGAACAAAAATGGTTATTTGCCAGAAGACAACAACGAAATTTTGAGACATTATTGCAACTATTATCATTGCGAATACAACCAATGGACATTGATGGGCCGATTTCAATTGATGATGATATAAACCGTTATGAATTTGGCAAACACTATACAACGAATCATCCGGTATGGATGGTCGAGTTCGGGTATGAAACCACCGATGCATTAGCGACAGACAACGATCCGATTGGGTTATTGTATTCAGATTGCAATAATGTGCCTATGATGGTCAATTTATTGGAAGGGGATAATGTATCCCCATATGTTGATTGTTCTGAGTCAAGAAATACATATTTTGCACAAGGTAACGAATAAATGGATGTTAACTTTAAACTGTTAAGTAGAACATTGCATAATATATCACGGGATACATTAAAAACGATGTCAGCATCTGTTGTTAAGATTGGTGATACATATATTGTATTCGGAATATATCATGTGACCGATAACAATGGAAACTTTGAAATATACGCTGATGGTGAATATATTGAAACGGTAGGCTATATATCAACAGCATTGTCGTGGTGTGTAGCTAACAAATTAAATGAATATATGCTACAGAAACATCTTATATATTATGATAGAATACTGGGGAATAGGTGGTTTGATATACGAAATTACAATGATATATTAAAATCTAGTATAAGTGCTGAACAGAAAACAATAATAGAATTAAAATTACATCATGATATACGGCGGTACAATGATGCAAAACATGAACTTCAGAATTATATTAAAAAAGCTAAATATATTAAAACGAAAGGATTAGCTAATGAAACTACGAAGTCTATCACATAAACCAACCTCAACTGATTATTTTAAGTTGTATGAATCCCAATTTGGATCACACATTGATGTGAGTAACATTGATTTCAAGGGTGGTAACAAAATGTTATCTAAGATCAGACAAAATATCAAGGAATACAAAGGATCGGTGCAGTTTCATAGAAGTGAAAACAACCCTACATACTTACGAATGATAATGCTTGCTGAAGCATTGACTATAAGGGTAAGTGAACTAAAAGAGAGCGCCGGATCGTTTGGTGCATCAAACAAAACAAAAGAGGATAATATGAGTATAGTACCAGGTAAATCAGATGAATACA